GAAGTTCTTCTTGTTTCGCTTGGGCATGTTGTCTGGTTTACGTGCCACTACTTCTTCCTTGCTGTTTGTGCCGCACGTTTAAAATTAGCCTTAGAGGGTGCGCCACTGCTACCCGCCTTACGCATCTTCTCTCCACTACCTGCTTTGATACGATTACGTTTGGCTGCGATGTTGGCATATAGACCTTTACGTTTAGTCATAGTCAATTACCTTTCTAGAGTTCAAGGGGCAAGTTACCCTGCCCCCTGAGTGTTAGCATTAGACCCCAGTTTGAACTGAGGCAGTCTGTACTAATTTAGTTGGGTCGCCAATGTCAGCAATCAAAGCAATAACACGGAAGCGAACTACTGCAGAGTCTGCACCCAAGATTTTAACTTGGATAGCATCTGTAGCAATTACAGTGTTAATACCTGCGGCTGTTGGGTGAAAGTTGTAGATAGCATCAGCGTTGCCATCGACACCATCACAGAAGGCATCAATGTCAGTACTAATACCAACATCAAAAGTCACACTAGAGCCACCAGCTTCAAGAACGTCCAAACAACCACCAAGAACGATGGAGTTGTCAGGAAGGTCAATCACCTTGATAACATCGTTAGCTGTTAAGTTTGTATCTGCAGCGTCAAATATTTTTGACTGCACAATATAAGGACGAATTGCGTGAGCAGGATGTCCTACAGTTCCACCACCAGTGATGGTAAAATCGACAGTAGCCATTAGTCAATCTCCTCTATGCGAAGTCAATGACACCGCGAACAACAGCTTCTTGGCGCAATACTTTTTGCCCAAAAACATGTAGTCCACGAATAACGTCAGAGAACGATTCAGTTGAACGAACCACTTCGGTTTTAGCGATGTGGGATGCAGTAGAAACTGCTGACATGTGACCTGCAAGAATAATATTCTCAGAAGCATCAGTTGCAAGAGTTGCAGATGCGTCAGTTAGGGTCACTTGGTCTGTGCCACCTGTGCTGTTAAGCGCAGTTGACTTGTAACAACGGAAGCCTGCAAATGTTCCCGGCAATGCTAAACCATTTCTCAATGGGGAGCTATTGTCGCCAGTTACTTGAACTTCAGCTAGTTTGTTACCAGCTTGTAGCATCTTCTGATAGAAGATTGGAGGTGCTACAAACCAACGGTTTTCTTCAGGCACAGATTGGTCGTCTAGTAGACGAGCCATAGCCAACATCATGTTGATGCCGTTATCATCTGTTTCGACGTTGATAGGAGCGTTAGCTGTACCAATGTCGCCTGCCGCGGCAGTTGTGGTTAGAGTCGTGCCACTAACAGCAGACGCGGCAATACCTGCACCGTCTGAGATTGCTTGCAAGACTGTTGCATCGTACTTACGCTTCAGAGCGAATGCACCTGAAGATGTAGCCAATGCTTCAAAGTTAACGTGAGACTGACGCTCTTCAATATCGTCAATCTTAAACGCAAATGCGTTTGCTTGGTCAACAACCATAGTGATTTGGTCATCAGCTAAATCCTGTGGGTTAACCACTGAACCACGCTGATATGCTGACACAGTTACTGTAGGCTCTTTAATGACACGAACAGTATCGCCAAAATTTTCAATTTCGCCAGCGTAATCGGTGTTAGTAATATCTTCTACAACCGAAGCACGACGGAAAAACTTGAGAACCTTTTGGCTAAAAATTTCTGGTGCAAAGTTACCACTAGGTAAGTTTCCATATCCAGAAGAAGTAGTGAACGCCATGTTCTAGTTCCTTCCTTGTCTCTTTTTGAGGTTTTTAGGAGTTAAAGTCTATTCGCCCTTCAGTCCTTGCAGCGTCTAATTCAGATTCCATCTGTTCAAACTCCCAAGGTTTCATCTTGGCGATTTCTGAAGATTTGAATGTACGTTTTCCACTATTAGAGTCTGTACGAACATCCCTGACAGGTGTTTTTGTAACGGCATCTGCCGCACTTGCCTGTCTCTTCTTTGTTGGTTTGTTAAGACCAGTATCGGCCTTATAAAGGTCCACTACACGAGCAGCCCATTTTGCATCGGTACTGTTTTTATAGATACCTTCAGCAATTGTTTTTGGCTGTTCTTCGAGCCATGTTAAAAACTCTTGTGAAGATTTAAGCTCATCAAAGTCTGAGTGCAACCGTAGCAGTTCTTCGTACGCTTTCTGCTTTTCTAGTTCCTTTTCTCGTTCCTTGATAGTGCCTATTTCCTGCCGAAGCTGTGACACCTGTGATTCCGTCTGCATAGACGCAACCGTTTGCACTACTTCAAATACATCAGGGTAACGTTCCTTAAACTCTTGAAGTTCTTCTTGAGTCCTTGGTGGTGTTACTCCCCTAGGCATTTCAACAGCGCGTTCTTCCATCGTTTTACGAAGAGACGAAAGCTCTTCTTTAAAGTCTGAAACTTTGCTGTCATAGTGTTTTTTAAGGTCGTCATAACGTTTTTTATAGTCGTGTTCAGGCTCAGAAGAGTCTGGTTTACTGACAAAGCTATTTGCATCCTGAGTAGCTGCATTTGTTGCAGGGTCAGGTTGATTATCGTCTGAGGAAGCTTCAACATTTTCTGTAGTATCTTCTTCATCTTTGTATACTTCATCCTTATAATTTCCACGGTATAAATTTTCATTATTTATAGTTCCGAAAGAGTCGTTAGGTTTATTGGCTCTGTGGCCTTTTACTTTTGCCATTTATTTACCTCATAATGCGGGGCTACTTGGCTGTAGGTAGCCGCTTCGGTTATGTCAGGGCCGTAGTACGGGTAGCTGACTAATTCTTAGAAATACCCAAACCTTTTAACACTTTACTAGCGTACTCCATACCTTCTCCGTAAGAAGATAGAGCTTCCTCTAGTGTGCCGTGGTCAAGTAATTTTTGTTTGAGGGTAGCGTCAGAAACTACTTCATAATATTTTTCATGGTCGTCGATAGATATACTTCCTGCCCCGTACCCTTTTAATTTGTTTCTTGCATCCTTGCCTATTGTCTGTCTTTTTTCATCTCTGTAAATACTGCCATACAATTCTAGGTTCACCTTATCGTCACCCTGTTCAATAAGTTTTTCTACGTAATCTTTTATCTCATCAGAAAACATTTCGTAATCGCCACTACGCTCTTTCAAATCACGTAATGTTGATGAGGTAATTTGCATAGGTCCGAATGCAGATGAAGCTTTACCATCCTTCTTTTTTACACCAGTAAATATGTAAGGTTGGTCTTCAAATCCTTTAATTTCTACCTGACGTATAGCATCCTTAATGTCCCCAAACCTGTAATCAAAGTACATATTGTTGTTTTTAGACATACCACTATTGTCAGGTAGAGGAATATCTTCAGTCCCCTGAGGACTAGTTAGGGTAGGAGAGTCAAGCCCAACAGCAGAATCTAAAAATCCACCACTTAGAAAAGAACGTCTTAAAGCCGCGCCTTCTAGTTCCTGACCATTCTCTTCTATCTTACGCTCAGTATCCCTAATGCCACGCTTGTTTATTTTTTCTAAGCGGTCAAGACCAATAATCTTCACCATGTAAGGGGCTACAACAACTTCACCACGAGACACCGCAACGTCAATCATCTTACGAGTAGCTTCTCCTGATGTACCCTGTGATACTGCACCCCTGCGGATTGCTTCTTCGTGTGCGTCAAATAGCATCTTGGATATGTCTTGTTCACCCGCAAACTCTACAGAGGATGCGTTTAGGACGAATGCTCCCTCAGGTAGTTGAGTTGGTCTGTCGTCTGCTACTTCTTGTGCATCTGTGGTCTGACTAGGGGGTACACCATCTACAAAACCTGATTTGGAAGCGGCTAAACCACCTACATTCATGCCTATGAAACCGCCTTCATTAAATCCACCGCTTATGTTTCCGCTTTGATAATCTTTTATCTTTTTTTCTGTAAAATCTTGAGCAGACTCTGTTTTCTTAGTGGGTTTATCATCATCTTTACTGCCACCTCCACCGCCTCCACCCTTGTCATCTTTGTTACTGTCTCGACGAGCTTTATCTGCGGCTATAGCTGCATCTATCTGCGCTTGAGTATTTCCCTTCTGTGTAGGGGCTGTACTAGTTGGTTTTACGGGAGGTTTATCATCACTATCCTTACGTGCTTTGTCTGCCGCTATGGCTATTTCTATCGGTGTCTTTGTCTTTAAGTCTTTATCCTCATCATTCAAGAAATCCATGTCCATATTGTATATGGTAGACGAAGCTGCGTCACGCAAATTACTTTGAAGAGTGCCACTCCCTGCCCTAGCATTCTGTATAGCACTTAACGCTAAATCTCGTGCCGTTTTAGCATCCATGCCCGGAAAATAGTTCTTAGCCAAGGTTTCCACGTCCGACATCATACCCACAGGAGCATATCCAAACCTGTGAGTATAGATAGCTCCATCCGCTCTATAGAAGCCTGCCTGTTTATTATTAGGGTCTAAGTAGACACCCCCACTCTCCTCAATGCCTGTATTAATCCTCTTGTTACCCATGAATAGCCCACTCTGACCATCCTTATCCTTCTCAAAACGGAAGGTATCGGGGAGTATACCCTTCGATAGAGCTTCTATATTTTTTATCTGTTGAAAAGACAAACCCTGTCTGTTGCCTGAGTAAGTTACGTCCCCCGGACCTCGGACAACCATAAGGTTTCCTATGCTAGCGGCAAACCCCAAGTCCCCTGCAGGGTTAGCTTGCGCTTCTGCGGCTATTCTTGTTAGTATATCTTTTCTTGCGTCTCTGGTTATCTGACCCATTGCACTTAGAACAGGGTTTCCCGTGGGGTCAAACTGGGGATTTCCCATTTCGTCTTTATAGGTTTCTCCCCCAATAAAACTGCTCATAAGAGTGCCTGTTAAACCTGCTCCTACTAAACTGGTCTGCCCCATTGAACCCGCACCTGCAAAAACCCCCTTAACTGCAGGTTCTAAGTTATCAGTTATCTTCTTCCTAAGACTAGAATCGTCAGGAAGGTTAAAAAGGTTCAACCTGTCATTGCGAAAAGTCTTAGAGCCATATGCCTCAGAATCGGCTATTTGTTCTTTAATACCCTTAGGGTCTAAGGCCATAACGTTTATGTCCATAGTACCGTCAGACTTAACAAAGGAAGACCCCGGAACAAACGGTGAGGTATCATCATCATCACTAGAAGACACACTATAGTTTACGCCAGTTGTTGTCTCTTCTTGCTTATCAGAGGTATTGTCACCTCCACCGCCTCCACCACCGTACGTACCTTTTATTCCTAGTACTTGCTGATAGAAGTTGACAAAGCTATTATGATATTGGTCTGGAGTTAGTGTCTGAGTCTGCGTGTATGTTATTGCCATTGTCTATACTACTCATAAGTAAATGTGCTGTTTTCTTTTCTATTCTCGTTGAGGACTACTGCCTCTTGGCTACTCTTCAGCTTGAGGAGGATTTCCAGTAAAGCCAGCTTCCCCTGCGCTCGGAGCAGTTCCGACTCCGATTGTGCCGTTACCACGCCCTGAATCGTCAGTTCCCTGAGGTCCTTCAGGTACTCCTCCATCATTTCCCATTCCTTGCCCTGCACCAGCGGGGCTAGCTTCTGCGCTTGCTGCTTGTTGAGCATTTGCCATCATTCCTTGTAACATTTTTGCATATAATTGTGCTTCGTTAGTATCATTAACTAAACTATCAGGGTCTATGTCCTGAGAGATAGCTAACTCCCGCATAAGATTAGGTATCTTGATAAAGGGCGCAAGCATCGGGTTTGCGACAGTCTGGAGGAGGGCTGTAAGCCTCTGACTCCGAACTTCTTTCTGCATTACAGCAGCAACACCCCTCGGCTTTATTTCCAAGTCCCCCACAATATCGGGAGCATCGTCGTTGAATTGCATGTTCCATTGAAAATATGCCTCCCCTAATGGTTTTAACAACATGTCGTCTATATTCTTAACCACAGTCTTCATAGAAAGCCCAGCAGACCCCATTAGCATGGATAGACCTGCCGCAGTACGTCCTGTGCCTGTAACGCCTGTCTGACCGTGCATAATCGACGGTATTCCTGTGTCCTCGTCAGCAAGTTGCCTTGCTATCTGATACATCTGCAGATTTTCACCTGCGGTGTTTGGAAACTTCAGCCCGTTGATAGCTGTTCCAGTAACCCCCGACTGTCTACGGAAAATCTTTCCGGGGAAGATGTCCATGTTCTGACCGGGGACAAGGCTAGCCTCATCAACGTCAAAGACTAGATTACCTGCCAAGGCTAAATTATCAATAGCCATTCGATAGTGACCATTCATCAGCTTCTGTGAGTATTCCATATTCTCTGCCACGCCAGTACCCCAGAGTTGATACGGATTTAATTCGTATGGAAATACTTGATATGGTATACGAGCAGGTGTGAATGGATTTAGGACACAGCGAAGTATTATACCCCCACAAACCCAGACGTTTACCTGTAGTTCGTCAAACTCAGACATGTCAGTAGCTTCGTCGAAACCTGCTTCTCTAGCTAGTTTAGAATCTAGGACACCCCAATACTCTAGAACCTCATATCTATTCTCAGATACGTAAGGCTCAGTCTCATCCTCGCGGATAGTATCTTCATAATACTTGTCCTCATAGTTGGGGCCTTTTGCTAGGCACTCTTCTATGTTCTCCGCTATGAAGTAGGGACGCTTGATTAGAGAGCGAAGTTGTTGACGATTGTATCGATGTCTCTCTATTACGTATTCACAGTCATCGATGTTTGTAGCCGCAGGGTCTGGATGAAAGTCCCAAGCAGATACCATTTCTATACGTGGTACAGATTTTTCATATGGCTGGTATTCCCGTTCACCATTCTCGTCTCTGTCCCACTTGTGAACACGTTTGTTGAAGTTGAAAGGTCCTTTTACAATTCCTGTACCTAGAAGAGCCGACTCAAAGATTGCACTCCTGAAAACATTGACCGCATTCGTGTCGAGAAGTTGGTCGTGAATACACTTCTCCATCTTCAGGGCTGTCTTCTGTGCTGGGCTAATCTGTGGTTCGCCTACCTTGCTAGGTCCTTCAGCTAGTGGCAACTGCCCCATAGACTGTTCTAGACCACCAAGAAAATCCTTAGAGGGTTTAGCACCTAAGGCTCCGGGAGTAAGCTCCCTGCCATCCCCAGAGAACCCGTAGGGGTCTTCTGCCATTTGGTCTAGAGGAGTTTCCATGTGAGCAAACTCTGCTATACCTTCTGGCATAGGAGTTGGTTCTACAACGAGTGGAAACTTTTTATTAGCAAACAGGATATCTATAATCTGACCATACGCGGCAAGAACCTTGGTCTTGGTTACTCTTACGAATACCTGTGACCTTTCGGAGTCTCTATACTGCGTAGTCGAATCGTAAATGCCCCTAAAGTTTTTAAAAGCCTGTAACCAACGTTGCTCGTAGGAGAAACGTCCGTTCTCAGCCTCTTCAAACTTGCGTCGAACGTACCCTGCCAACCCCGGAAGCATTTCCTCTGGAGATTGAATGGGTATGGTTGTGTCGTCTGCAGGCTGTAGGAAATTGTCTTCTGACATATCTTACTTTCTAATAGTCGCGTTCGTCTGCCATAGCGAATAACGATGCTTCAACTGTTGGCTTAGTCTGCTTCTTTGGCATGTCTTCAGTTATAGGACCTTGTTGTACACGAGTATCAAATTCCAAGCCTCCGCGTGTTAGGGAGCTTGCACCCTCGTCTGTGTCAACAGATGTCTTGTCTGAGTTCATAATGTAAGCAGCACCGTAGTTATAGTTATTTCCGGGCATGTTTTTTCTCCTTATCTATTTAAAAATCCACCAAGGCTATAATTTGTACCCATACCACGCCCTGTCATAGCACGGGTCATACCAGACAAGAAACCTTCATCAGGAACTTGTTCTTGTATCTCTTCTCCTAGGGCTTCTACTGCTGGTTCAGCAATAGCTTCTACTACACCGTAGGGTGTTAAGTCTTCTTTTATAACTGTACCAATTGCCTCTGTAGTCGTCGCACCAAGTTGTTTTTGTTCGGCAAATGTAAGGGCTGTTGCTGCTGGACCAATCAAACCTATAGAAGGGATTTTCTTACCCAAGTCACCAAGAAGATGTAATAATCCACGTTCTTTAAAAAGCTTTTTTGTTTCTTCGGATACTTCAGGGGTAGCAATAGTGGCTTTTTCAACAACAGGTTTTGTTCTTCTTTCACTCTGTAGCTCAGAAAGTCTTTGGTCATTCTCTTCTCTTACTACACGAGATGCAGAAGCATTTGCTAGAGATGCCTCATTCTGCTCTATTATCTGTGCAGGGCTAAGAGGTGCAGTGTTTGCTTGAGAACTTGCTAGGTCTACGTTTCTGCCCATCACCTTCTTAGTAGGAACAGCGTATGAAGTGTCGTTAGAAAAATTAGCACCCCTGCTTATGAAGAGCATGTTAATGCTAGAAACTTTAGAATTTAAAGCGTCATTCCGAATTAAAATATTAGACATTTCTCCGATACGATTGTCGGAAACGTCGCCTATGTAACTCTCCTCTAAGATATCACCAGAACTATCCACGCCTGCCCCAGCATGTCCCATCCAAGCTTTTACAGCATCTCTTGGAAACTCAAACTCTTTTACAAGTTGTCGCGCAAGAATTTTACGTATAGTGGAGTGAGAACCCCCCTTTGTAGCAGGCAGTCTATCCCTAAACTTCTCCTCTAATTTTGGACGGATAGCTGTGTTCCACAGCTTAGTAACAGCAGCGGGTGTAGTTTGAAAAAGATTTACTTTTGAGAAGTCAGTATTTTCAGGAAGATTAGATTTTGCTCGTTCCACTTTGTTTCTTAAAAATTCAGCAAACTCCCCCTTGTAAGTTACTTCAGGTCGGGTTTTGTTACCGACTTTTTTAGACATAACCTCTACTGCTACATTTCCATTTTCATCCGTAAAAAAATTAAAATCTGAAACCTTTAAACCATCAGGTCCTATATTAGTCTCCGCACGTTGTCCCGTATACTTCTCGTATAAAAGATAGTCACGAGCCTCTGGGTCTATAGCTTTTTGAAAGTCTTTCCCACGTTTAGTATCTGTTTCTGTGACTGAAGGTTTTAATAAAGCATCATTATAAATTTTGTCTAGTTGCTCTGAAAATATAGTACCCCTCATAGGGTCTTTTCCACGTAACTGTGTGCCTACAAGTCCAGCATCTGTGGCAAGACCTTTTTTCTTATTAAGGTCGGACAGACGAACGTATGGTTCATTTCTCTTACTAAGGCGTATAACACTTTGTAGCTGTGTTTCAAAAGCTCCAAACTCTTTATATCTATGAATACCTGACCGATTAGTCCGATAAGAAAAGGCTTCCATAAACTCTTTTGAGTCATAGACATCAAAATAACGAGCGTCTAAGTCTATACCCTCTTCAGGAAGCCGTTTAAGCAGACCCGCTATTTCCTTTCTATTACTGTCAGTAAGATTCCTAGCTAAGACAGCTTTAAACACGTCAGAGACTGTTGCGCTACCGTCTGCTATTTTAGGTAAATAATCTATTGCCATTAGTATCCAAATGTATTATCAAAAGGTTGGTATGTCTGGTCTTTTATACCTTGCAAGGTCTTATGTATTGATGTATAACCACTTGTGCGTGTCATAACCATATAACGGAGTGCATCATATGCGTGGTCTTCAGCTTTTGTATCAACGTCTTCACTATTGGTTTTGGACAGCGGAATACCTGACAGTTGTGCGACAGTGTGTTTACAAGTTGAGAAGACACGTAAACGTGGTTCTTTGGTATACGGGTCGTCCGCTAACCTTCTATGTAATTCCATTTTTCCTTGGAGTCTGTTTCTATCTGATGGTGTCCATCTAACACCAGAGCGCATCATGGTTTCTGCTATCGAAGGTCCGAAGCCTGTTTTATTCCAACAGGATGCATCTAACACTGTATAGTGCGGGAGAGGGTCTAACTCTTCCATTTCTAGTATTCTATCGGCTAGCTGTTCTGCTGTCAAGTGTTTTATATACAGTTCACGATAAACCCAAATATTATTATCCCAATCAATAGCACCCCATAGAATACAGGACGGGGAAGCATACCCATAGTCTGCCGCCCGAATGCGCGGCCAATTGGTAGGTACATCGAAAGGTTCGACAACGTGGTGAGTTCGTGAAAACTCTGGAAAAGCAGCCCCTTCAGCAACATCCCAATCTCCTTCTAATAGTCGACGACGCTCAACGTCAGGTAGGGAACGGAGCATCGCCTCGTACTGTCCATCTGCCATCAGATAAGGATTATCTGTGAGACGAGCAGGTACGAATTTACGATAGAACAGAGCTTGCCCTTCCCTCTCATGTCCCCTAGGCCATACGAAGGGCTTGCCTGTTTCTAAATCTGCAGCGGGGAACGGTTTGTTGTGTTCCGCTATATCTATATACATCTTCTTGACCCACCAGCCACCAACACCTCCGGGGTTCGCTGTGCAACGCATACAGAGGTTTCTTTGTAGCTCTGGGTCTGTAGACCTGAGACGTGACCTGAGATAATCCCACACGTAGCTTGTTGGGTACTGTGTTATCTCGTCTATGCCTATCCAGTTGAAAGCCTGTCCTTGGAAACGTGTTACGTCCTTATCTCTGTCTAGGTAGGTGAACCACATGGTTGCCCCAGAGGGGAAGACCCACGTTGACTTAGACTCCCGGAAGGTCGCTCCGGGGAACGCTTTGGTATACAACTGCTTAGACTTATCTATCAGTTCTGTTAGTTCATCAAGAGTACGACGAAGGAGAAGACCGCGATGATTAGAATTGTGGCAGTATCTGAGTGGGTCAGCCAGAAGTGCGAAACTCTTGCCACCACCTGCCGCGCCACCATAGAGGACATCCTGTTCACTAGCAGATAGAAACTCTTCCTGAGGACCGTCATTAGGCTTGAAGATAACTGGTGTGTCATCTATTATTTCTCGAACGGTAGCTGGCAGATTAGATACGTCGTCCATATCTACGACGCGAGTAGTCTTCTGGTTTAGGGCTGACTCTACTTTCTTTGCACTCTTCTTTAGGACTCGTGCGTACTCAGACTTCTGTTTTGACTTTTTCTGTAGCTTCTTCTTCTGGCTCTCTGCTTTACGAACACGAGCCTGTAGAGCGCGTCTTGCCCTTTCCTTACGAGATAGGTTGTACACCGCCTTGGGAGCGTTGGGGTCTTTCTTGGGTCTGCCCCGTGGTTTCTTAGGCACTTCATCAGGCCAGTCAGCCATCGATTACTACCTCTTTCTTAGGTGGCAACAGGACTACCCCGTGGATTGCCTGAACGTTGTGGTTCATTGTCTCTTGTTTGCCAAGACCTACCCTATTGAGTATCGCCTCTGCAGCGCGAAGCCGTAGGTCGTCTCCCCGTTCGATTACAGGGGTGTCTACCAGTTCTACCATCTTGTTTGCAGCCCGTAGACTGTGTCCTGAGAGGAGGGACTTGGTTCGTTCGACTATTTCTTCGGCTAGTTTGTCACGTAACCATGATACAGAGCCTACAGAATAACCCGCAACCTCTGCTGCCTTGTTAAAATTGCCGTTGTTTTCAAAGAGAGCAGTCAGGAACGACTCTTGTTTGTCGGACAACTGCTTTTTGGGAGCTTGTTGTATCAAATTCATGTTATTTTCCGTAATTTGGTGCTGGGAAGCGTACCGAAGACCTAAAAAGTAAGGAAATTATCGCTATATGTGG